CCGAAATGGATAACCATCGGCTGTTGCGCTCAGGGCGCAAAGCCTCAAGCCGTTATCCCAATAGATGTTTCAGCGCGTTCTCTGCCGCATCAGGGCCGTTGTCTCTGTTGTAAAGGCTGGTTCTGAGTTCGTCTTTGCCCAAGTCGATCTTCATCACTCTGCCCTTCAAATAATCGAAGTAGGGCCGTGGGCCAGCATCGTCAAGAAGCTTCTGTGCTTCTTCGCGGGTCATCTCTTCCGGGGTGTAGTGCAGCATCCCCAGACCTAAAGGGCGAGAGTTGTTGTAGAGGGTGGCCAGCACGTCAGCTTTGTTAAGTGTCGAAATATTCATAATTCCCTCCTGATTCAAGTTGTTGCCGATGGCCCCGAAATGGATAACCATCGGCTGTTGCGCTCAGGGCGCAAAGCCTCAAGCCGTTAGACAACTTATTGTATTTGCTCGGTACGCCCACCATGCCGGAATACCTCGCCGTGATCGCCAATAGAAACACTCGCGTCATTGTACTGTCGAAGTGCCTTTTTTACCGCCGTTTCAGCATTGCCCCTGTATGCGTCAAACTCTTTTTGGAGTGCGGCGTATTTTGCTTTCCACTCGCTTTCGATAGCGTTCAGTCGGTCGCTTGATGGGGGCGAATAAAAAGCCATACCGTAGTTATCGTGCCCACCTTCTGCACTACCGGCCAAACATTCAAGTTGTTCGTCTGTCAACGTTAATCCACATTCCTCAGCACCGATGAAAATACACTCTTGCCAATAATCTTTTTCAGTCATCACTATTCCCTTTCATTGTCTAACCAGCTTTTTCGAGCCGCCAAGCGGCTCAAAGCTGATCGTTAAACTACTCTGCGACTGCCTCGTAAGTTGCTTCGAAAATATCAGGCTTACATGGGTAGTTTTCGCCCTGCACTCCGGTAATAATGAAGTCACCAGGGCAAACGATGTGACCTCCTTCCAGCGTGTCAATCCATCCATGAATGTGCATGGCGTTGCCACAGTGATTACAGGGTGTACTGCTATCTACATCAGGGCGACGGTAATAGCGAACGATCAAGCCCTCCAGTTTTTCGCCCTTAAATGGACCCTCCAAAAACTTAGCGTCGCCGTCCAAAGGATGGTCGCCATTCTTGAACCACTGTGTCGCTTCAATCACTACTGGTTTCTTTCTAAACTTTGCCATGATGTATCTCCTTTTTGTGTTGGGTGATTCGTAGTTTAACCACTGGCCGGACCCGCCGTAGCGGTTCAGCCAGAGGCCGTTATCTTAATTTGATGGTTACTTTTACCACGGGAGAATTATTGCTGTCAATACAATAATAACTTTTTTATTGTAAATGTAATTTTTATTTTGACATCCGTTGGTTGATGCAATATAAAAGAATCATCTTACAAACAGGAGGAATTTATGGAATCGCAGATTATTATCAGAATCGAAGAGGATAAAAAAGAAGAGTTGCTAGCTGAGGCCCAAAAGAGAGGGCTGAATCTATCAGGATATTGCCGGATGATCCTGTATGACTTCCTGGCTGAGTTCAAAAAAACAAGCGGTAAATCTGAAATTTAATTGCCTGACCGTGATAGTACGGCCACGGGAGGGTATATGAATCGAGGGTATATCAAACTCTGGCGATGCATCCAAGATAATCCCACATGGAGATCCGAACCTTTCTCAAGGAGTCAAGCGTGGATAGATCTAGTGATGATCGCCAACTACAAAGATGGTCAAATACGAGTACGAGGAAATCTCGTTAATGTAAAACGCGGCCAGGTAGGATGGTCTATTTTGTCTTTGTCCGCAAGATGGTCTTGGAGCAGAGGCAAAGTAATACGCTTTTTAGATGAACTGGAAACGGTACAACAGATAATACAACACAAGAAACGTGTAACAAGCTTAATTACAATAGTAAAATACGAGTTATATCAAAGCGACGGTACAACAGACGGTACAACAGACGGTACAACAGACGGTACAACAGACGGTACAACAGACGGACAACAGACGGACACTAATAAGAAGGTAAAGAAGGAAGAGAAGGTAAAGAAGGAAGTCAAAAGATTTGTTCCTCCATCCTTACAGGAAGTCGAAACCTATATCGAAGAAAATAAATTTTCGGTAGACGCCCAAAAATGGATTAACCACTACACCTCGAATGGCTGGAAGGTCGGCAAAAACAAAATGGTTGACTGGAAGGCCGCAGTTAGGACATGGCAGAAGAACACAAAAACTGGAGAGGTCACCGATGAAGTCAAAAAAGCTTGGGAAAAAAGTTTTCTTGGAGAAGATGAAAATGTTGGAAACAGTCTACCAATACACAGCAAAGCCGGATCAACTGGAAGTTTATTTTGACAAACTGTCCCGCGACTTTGACGACAATCAGTTTGTAGTCATGGTAGACATCATAATGGAAGTAGAGTTTAGATTTCCAACTATATCAGCATTTTACAAAAACAAACCAGACCCCAGCAAATCTCCATTTTACGGCGGTATCTGATATGACCATCGGAGAAATAGTACAGCAAATGAATGAGCAGGCAGAGCAGATTGCCAAATATCTGCTACCCAACGGCAAGAACTCCGGCCGGGAATGGGAAGTGGGCTCTGTCAATGGAGAACCTGGCCGGTCCATGAAAGTGTGTTTGGCCGGAGATAAGCTTGGAGTGTGGTCAGATTTCGCAGCAGGGACAAGCGGAGATTTGTTGGATTTGTGGCGTATCGTCAAAAGCCTTCCAGACAACAAGACCGCCTTGACAGAAGTAAAGCAGTACCTTGGGATCATCGATCCTCATTTCGAGAACATCAAGAAAAAGGAATACCGCAGGCCAACCCCTCCAAAGGGTGCTAAAAAAGTTTCAAACGAGCCAACCCCCATTTCAAAATATCTCACAGAAGATCGCAGGTTGACTCTGGAAGCGATAAACGAATACAAGATAGGGCACATGTCTAGTGTGGGTCCGTTCGACGGCTGGAAGTCAAATACGGCTGCACAAGGCCCATTTATTGTCTTTCCATATTTCAGAGGTGAAGAGTTACTTGGAGTCAAATATCTCCACGTGGAAAGAAAGGAGGGAAAGAAGTTCACTCTGGTTGAGCCTGGATGCGAACCAACCTGCTTTGGATGGCACGTTATTAAACCAGATGCAAGAGAAGTGACGATCTGTGAAGGTGAAATCGATGCTGCTACCTTATGGCAGTATGGTTATCCAGCGCTGTCTGTACCGTTCGGTGGTGGGAAAGGCGACAAGCAGCAATGGGTAGATTGCGACTGGGATTATATGGAGGCGTTTGAAACCATCTACTTGTGCCTCGATAGCGACAAAGAAGGCCAGGCGGCAACCGAGGAACTTGTGCAACGCCTTGGGATATATCGGTGCAAGATCGTTACCCTGCCAGCCAAAGACGCCAACGAGTGTTTAAAAAGTGGGGTATCAAAAGAAGAGATCGACCAGTGCTTCTCCGAAGCCAAAACGATTGAGCCTGAAGAACTCAAAGCCGCCAATCATTTCACCCAAGATGTTATTGGTGAGTTTTACCCCGCTGGCGGTCAACTACCTGGTTTCGATATGCCATGGCCGAGAGTCCCTTTTCGGTTCCTACGCGGTGAGGTAACGGTTATAACCGGGGTCAACGCCCACGGCAAGAGCCTTCTTTGGGGCCAAGTGGTTGCCAGCGGATGCCGGCAGGGGGAAAAGGTTTGTATCGCTTCCATGGAGATGCACCCACGCAAGACCCTTTATCGTATGGTTCGGCAGGCTACCGGCAAGAAATTTCCGAAGCCGGATGAGATTACCGCGAGCATGGAATGGATGTCGGAACGGATCTGGTTATTCAATTTGGTCGGGACCGGAAAGATGGATCGGATGCTGCAGGTTTTCGAGTATGCCTATCGCCGCCATGGAGTCAAACAGTTCCTGATTGATTCCATGATGAAGTGCGGTATTGCAGAAGATGATTACCGAGGCCAGAAAGATTTGCTGGAAAGCTTGTGCGACTTTGCCCAGCGCACAGGATCTCATGTCCATCTGGTTGTCCATTCCCGCAAAAAAGATAACGAGATGGTCCCATTGGGAAAGATGGACGTGAAGGGGACCGGGGCCATTACAGACTTGGCTTTTAATTTCTTCAGCGTGTGGCGAAACAAGAATAAGGAATTTACTATGAAGGCTTTTGCAAACAACGAACATTTGGATCTTCCGAGGGGTACGACTATAGAAGATATCAAGAAACAACCAGACGCCGTACTGATCTGCGACAAGAGCCGAAACGTGGATGATGCAGAGGGGAAATATTTACTTTGGTTTGACAACGTATCCATGAATTATTGCGACACACCGGACTGTAGCTTGAGTAATACGCATGTAGCAGACAATCAACCACATTGGCAAGATGATGATTTGCCTTTGTAACAAAATCAGAGAAGGAGATAACATCATGACCCCAGACCAGCGAGAAGCAAGAGAAGAGAGGATAGCCATTTGCGAGGCCGACCACGTGCCTGTCGATGTGATTGCGGCAATACTGGCGCGAGATCCTGAGATGTATGGATCGGAGGATGACGACCCTTCCCCTTACTGCCAGTATTGCGGAGCGCAACGGAAAGAGACTTGCACTTGTGGACCGATGGCAGATAACGATTAGCGAGGTGATAAATGGATTTGAAAATCAAATGGATGCCGAAGGGTGGCAACCCGAAGACCGACTACGTGCCGTTTCAGGTGGAAGATATCCTAGACAGGAGCCGCAACCACGCCATCGACCTCTTCTCCGGCAATGTTCCGGTAGTGATCCGTCAGGGTCAATCTATCATTTCAAATGACGTGGCGACCAGAGCCATGTATCATCGCAAGCCGGAATACACCGTTTACGCGCTGGACAAGATTGCACGTAGCGAAGGAAAATTGTCTGAAGTCGGCTTCGTATAAACTCAGGAGGATATCATGGGACCAGTAGAAAATATTGCGCAGGAAACACCAGAAATTCCAGTCAACAAGCTCATGTCGTCGCTACCCATCATCGATCGCCTCATCCTGATGATGAACATGCTTCGAGATCTGGAACGCAGGAACA